GAACGTGAAGGAGTGCACCGGGACTCGTCGTGCCGATACCCACGCGGTCGTTCGCCGCATCCACATAGAGCGTGTTGGTATCGACGGCGAGGTTGCCACCAACGGTGACCCCGGTGCCGTCAATCGTGACCATCAAATTGTCAGTCGCGGTGGAGTTACGGGCGTAGAAGGCGTGGCCCGTGGTCACACTCGTCGTGTCACCAATCGCAAAGTACTGCGAGGCACGGGTAATCGAACCGACGTTATCAATGGTGACGCCAAGCGAGCCGCCTCCGCCAGCACGGCGTACCTGCAACGGATACGCTGGACTCGTCGTGCCGATACCTACGTTACCGGACGAGTCGATGCGGACGCGTTCGGTACCAGCATTGCTGTCGTAGAATGAAAACCCATTAGATCCGTTGAGTGTGCGGAGACTAAACCGACCTGTTCCTCCTTCATAAAAATTGATTCCAGCTGCGCCACTTGTTGAGTTGAGATGAATACCAATACCACCACCACTGACCGTAAACAAACCGAATGCAGCTGGATTGGTTGTGCCGATGCCGACGTTACCGGAGGTATCCACCACCATGCGCATTGCACCTGCATTGTGGTCAAACAAGAAGAATTCGTTTGCAACTCCGTATGTGGTTTCACTTGCATTTCCTACACCAATACCGTATTGACGACCACTACCACTAAGGTATAGTTGTGTATATGCACCAGCTGTAGTTCCACCGATACTGAGTTGAGTATTACCGGAACCGACAACATCTAACTTCGTGGTTGGTGTTGTGGTACCGATACCAATGTTTCCAGCACTTTGATAGATAACGCTTGATGACTGTACGGTTGCACTGGTCCACAACGGAATGTAGTTTGTGGTTCCACCACTTAATCTCGACGCAGTTACTGCGTTTGTTGCCCAACTACTGGTACCAAACAAACTTCCCGTAACGGAACCCGTGATAGCAGATGATGCGGTTATACTTACTGCGGTAATTCCGCCTGACGTTCTTATTCCAGCGGTGTTACCTACAAATACGCCGTTAGATGCGGATATCGTGACGGCACTAATACCATCATCCGTTGATAAACTACCAGTAAGTGTATAATTGCCATTTAATGCTTTGGTATTATTCCATGTTGCCCCAGTATATACTAATAGGTCACCCGTGGCTTGACCACTGATACTAACATCAGAAAGTGATGCTAGTGCAGTTGCTACTGGTGATGTACCACTGGATGCAACACCACCAACACTACGGAATAATCCACCAGGAATAATTGTTGCATAAGTTGAATTTAATAAATCTCTTGCAGGAGTTGTTCCACCTTGTATGATAATGTATCCAAGGAAGATTGCATTATTTGCAGTGTCAGGTGCTTCGACAAATGGTTCACTATCTTTTGCGTTCACCGCATTAAGTAAACTTGAATATTGTGCATTACCATAATACACAATAAATGCGTTGTTTGGAGACCTCGGAACCCAGAATACACGTTGGATAGTAAAGTTATTAGCATTAACCGTTGCTAATAAGCCTGTTGTGGTATCAACGTATTGAGTATTATCAATTGCGGTATATCCAGACCCAGTAACACCAGTATCAATAACTGGTGTAGACCCAGAGATATAATATCGGTATATCTTAGATACTGTAACATCGTTTTCAGTGGTCGTTGATGCGTGGTTTGGATTATTTGCGTAATTTGAACCTTCGAGGAACGCAGTACCGCCGGTCTTTTTGATACTGAGGGTTGGACTACTACCACTTGGTTGTAAGGTATGACCCGAAATTTTTAATGGACCGAATGCTCGTAAGAAGTCGTCAGTTTTTTGTTGACCACCATATGAAATTTGCGGAGAATTATATACTCCAGTAGATACACTACCACTTAAATGTAATACTTCACCAAGACTAATTTGGGTATCATATTGGTTAATATCCGTGCTACCCCACGGTACGGTTTGTTGTACAATACTACCAGAACTACCAATTCCAACATAGGTAATTTTTGCAGAACCTGAGAATGTGATAGGAATATTAGTTTGTTCGGCCCATTGCACAAATTTTACTGTTGGGTATGGTGCACTTCCCGTACTTGCATTTAACGTAACAACAATACCAGAACCGGAGGTAATGTTAAATGTAGTTGACCCAATTGTTGATGAAATTATACCACCGTGTAATACACCAGTATACAAATTACTTTCTAACCAACGTAAACGGGTTACGTTATTATATCCTGCACTATTTTGTGAGAAGTATAAGTCTTTTGTGGACCCACTCACATAAATGTATGATGCGGAAATTGACGTATCAATGTTGGTGGTAACGGGTTCAAACTGCATATATCCATTAACACTCGTATCACCATAGATTTCAATATTTGGAGTAGAAGTTCCCGTTGCTCCTGAAACAATTAAACTACCCGATAATGTGGTATTACCGAATAAATTATTGTTTCCAATTTGTGTGGTAGACCCTGTAACGTTTAAACTACCTGTGAGGGTCGTGTTACCTACTAAACTATTTGACCCACTTGTAAACAAACTACCAGTAACAATTTGATTACCTACCAATCTTAGTGTACTTCCATCAAATGTGAGGTTACTTTCTACGGTAGCGTTTGGGGCAGTACCATTAAGTGTAATAATACCATTGTCAGTGGTTCCGGTAAGAGTTAAGGTACCACTAGTTCCAGATGTTCCTGACGAACCGCTACTACCGCTAGTTCCGGATTCTCCTGAAGAGCCACTACTACCACTTGTACCTGACGATCCGCTGGTGCCAGATACTCCAGAAGTACCACTTGACCCAGATGTACCAGAACTTCCAGATGAGCCAGATGAACCTGATGTTCCGCTATTTCCAGAACTACCACTACTACCAGAGGAACCACTGGACCCCGATGTTCCAGAGCTACCACTGGCTCCTGATGACCCAGTTGCGCCAGACGTACCGGATGAACCAGAGCTACCTGCTGTGCCACTTACTCCACTAGTTCCAGAGCTACCCGCTGTACCACTCGTTCCAGAACTTCCCGATGTTCCATTAGCTCCAGACGTGCCACTTGTTCCCGATGTACCACTGGTACCCGATGGAGTTAATGCAAACCCAGCGGTTGTTGCATAACTTGCACTTGCGATGATACCAAAAAACGACCCACTAAATGAACCGGTGACATTTTCGGTTACATTTATGAGGGCCGTAACAACGATGATTGATCCTGATGGGGGTGCGGAGACGAAAACAACAGTACTACCCGAAATCGTGTAGTCCGTGGATGCATTGAAACTTAAACCACCAACTGTAACAAATAGGGAATTAATATTGTAGTTGGCATTTAAATTGAAATCTGTTTGTACCCCACTACCAGTAAAGTAGTAGGTATCAACGTCAACGGTAGAGTTTGCAGATGGAAGATTGGTAAGTTGACTACCATCACCTTTAAAGTAGGATGCTGTAACCGACCCGTTGATACTCGCTGAACCAGAAATTGTTGTACTGCCAGAAACTATCAGTCCCTTTCTGGCTATAAATTCATTTGCCATAATTCCCCTTTTTCATTATCCAAAGGTGATGTGTTTAAGTTGTACGTAACCTACTATTATAATTAGAGAGCGCGAACCGCTGTCTTTACAATCCAGTTGTCTGATGCGACAGTTGCCTTGAGTCGGGCGTTACCACTAAGTGCGTCTACTGCAAATACCACATCAGCAGTGTTTCCTAAGTCATTAGTTGATGTGTCAGTAAATTCTACGTTATTTGCCCCGTCCCATACTGCCATTACGGTACCTGCGCGATAGTTGACACCGTTCTTTACCACATAATCGAAGAATGCGGCGTCACGACTACCGGTTGCTATGGTTGCAACTACTTCGGTTCCAGTATCTACATCGCTGTTACTACCCGAAGTAAAGAGAACACCGTGAATAAGTGCTCCACCATTAAATGATACTTGGTCTGTAGTTGATGCACCGTAAGGAGTAATATTTTGTAAACCAAATGAATGTGTACCGCCAAGGTTAATATTTGCGCCGTTAAAATTAATTGGGTTAGAACTTACTTCACCGCTAGTGACAGTAAAGTTTGAACCAGTGAATGATGCGACACCCCGTGCACTGGTTGTTGCATTACTACCACTAATGGTAATAGTTTGACCACTGACTGTTGCGGTAAGACCATTAGTACCATCAATCGTTAATGCTTGTGTCTTAAGTGAAACTGTTCCAGTACCACCATCCGAACCCGTGATATTAAGATTGGTGACGATGCCGGTAAGATTACTACCATCGCCAGAGAACGCAGATGCGGTAACGGAGCCCGTTACGTATTGGCTACCTTCTACGTGGAACACTCCACCGTCGATACGGAGTGGGGTAAGTGATGGATTAGTATCAATGTGGTCACCGCCAGCTGCAACTGGAATACGACCAGTTGTTAATTCAACCTCATCACCCAATGAACCAGTATTTTTTGGACCCGCGATAAGAATTGCTGAATTGTATGCTTGGTCATCTGCTTGATAAATCCAATGATTATGTAAACTATCCCAAAGGAGTGACCCGGTACCGTAAGTAGAACCAGAGTCAATAACCGATATTCCAGCAAATCGTACTAGGTCATCGTCATTAAGAATAATACGACTTGTTCCAACCACATATTGCGATGATGTCACGTATTGAACGGACATTGATGTTGCGGTCAATAAGCCGGTAACATTTAAACTACCAGAAATATTAACATCTTTTTCAATACCAACGCCACCATGAACTACTAATGCGCCATCAGTATAATTTGTACTATTGGTGGTGTTATTGATAGTTTGGATACCTGTAAAGGTATTTGAACCCGTGGTTGCATACGAACCAGTAATACCGATTAATGCATTAATTTGTGCTTGTTGATTTTGGTCAACTGTTGCTAATGATGAACTAAATGTGGTGTAGTTGGTAGTTTGTTGAATATCAACTTGTGCACTACTTGATACAACACCATTATTTGAAAGAATTGAACCAGTAATACCGCCGGTGGTAGTTAGTGAACCAGTGATGATAGTATTACCATCTCTGTTTACTTCAAGTCTACTAACGAAGGTTGAACCATCAAAACTTGCGATACGGAATCCACCGCCGCTGTTTCGTGTATCAAAGACAAATTCTGCACTACCCCGTTGGTTTGTAGATGCGTGGTTGTTACCCCACATTTGATAGTATGCACCGAGGATATTCGTACCATCAAAGAATCCAAAGAGCGTACTATCTGTATTGTCTACGATGCGAATTTGACCATCGTTTGCAAATGTAAGATTTCCACTTATAATTTGATTACTGGTAAAGATATTTGAACCAGTTGTTGCGATGGTTGAGATACCAGTGGTATTACGAACATCAACTTGAGATGATGCGGAAACTGTACCTGCTGGAATACCTACTGTAAGTGTATTATCGGTAACTACCGTAGTAACCCCATTTGAACCCAATACACTTAATGTATCAGTAAGGAGATTGACTGTATCGCTGCCTGTAGACCCACTAATACGAAGGTCGGTGACTAACCCCGTAAGTTGTGACCCATCGCCTTTGAATGAGCCGGTAAACGACCCCGTTGCACCCGCTGATGCGGTAACTGGTCCATTAAATATACTATCACTGGATACGCCAAACGAGCCAGTTATCTTTGCACCGTTTGAAAGGACAATCAGGCCTTTACGGGCAATAAATTCATTCGCCATACATTTCTCCCATCGGGGTTATCAATATATAAATATTAAATACTTTTTTAAGGATTCAAATTTGGAAACAATTTAAAGAGACTTTGTACAGTCCAGGCCCCACTTCCTGACCCACTACTATTCACCCGTAGTTTGAATAAACTTCCGGATTGAACAAAGGTAAATGAGATGTCCTTCGTATCCCCAATATCTGCGGTAGATACGTCTGTAAACACGATACTACTTCCAGACCAAGTGGCCATAAGCATACCGATTCTGGTTGCTCCTGGACGTTGGGCGACATATTCTATCGTCGTACCTGCATATTGGGTGGTTGAAATATATGGATATACATCTTCGGTAGCCCCAAAAATACCACTATTAATAGACCCCGTAAAGGTCATTGATACCGTACCAGCGTCTAACTTAAATTCGCTGGATTCAACTGATTTAGGAGTAATATCACTACCGCTAATAACCAGTAAAATTTCTTCATCACTTTTGTTCAAAGGAACTATAATTGAACCGCTTCTGGTATACAGCTTAACATCGGATACGTTTAATGCTAATTCACCGATATCAAGTGATGAAGTAGTCGGTATACTTCCGGAAGTTAAACTGCGTTTAATTAAAATTTTAGAATTCATCTGTCATACCGATTAATATAGTCCACCATCAACAATACTCGCTGTTCCATATAATGAACCCGTAAATTCTGTAGCAATGACTGGAACATTACTGGATAACGAAGCGGTATTTAATTCTAATACTGTGATGTTAGAAACATTCCATATCCATTCATTATTAGTCCCGTCATAGTATTGACGAACATTAGATTGACCATCGGAAAATACGATAAAGTTACTTCCCGTGCGTAAATCTAACCCAGACCCACTTCCAATATATCGACCAAGATAGGTATTGTAACTACCTGTGACGTAACGACCAGCTTGTGCACCAATCATTGTGTTGCTGTCGCCGTGTGCGTACTCGAATGATTGAACACCTATGGAAGTATTGAAACTTCCACTTTCATTATGAAGTTGTGCAAACGCACCCACTGCCGTATTTCCAACTCCAGTACGGTTGTAGTACATCGTAGCAGGACCGATTGCTACGTTTTGACTACCCGTGGTGTTTCTATTTAAGGAAAATGCACCAACACCTACATTACTACTACCACTAAAACTGGAACTAAGTGCGTGATATCCGATTGCCGTATTATCAGTACCTACGGTGTTTGAACGTAATGTTTCGTGACCAATAGCGGTATTGTAAACACCGGTGGTCAACCGTTCTAAGGCATCATTACCAAATACGATATTATTTTCAGCGCTAATAGCTCCATTCGGACCAGCACCAATTCGTACTCCACGAACGTAAATGTCTGACCCGTACACCGTAAGCGATGGACCACTGGTAGAGCTGGTGATGAGTAATGAACCGGTGATAACTGCGGAACCACTGAATGGGAATACCGATGAGTTGATAGCGTAAGACGCAGTAGCTGCATATGAGGCTGTATCTACATATGACGCAGAAATTGCTTGTAATGCCAAATCGGCAATAGTATTCCATGACCCAGTACGAGTTGGTGTAACTGCGGTGGGAATGACATTAACATTGTAACTCGACCCATCTTGAACTACAACCGAAAGATTGGGAACATTGACCGATAAATTCGTGTCGTCGTTTTCACGAACTACAACTCGTATATTTGGTATACCGGTACTAAAATCACTCATCTATTATCTCGTAGCAGCAGGACGAATGACGAAATATCCTTCAAGAACGCGACGAGTAATAGAACCACTCGTCATCTTGATATCATATACGTATTTACGTTGATTAAGAGCCTCTGTCTGAGTTGGGGTTAATTCAATAAAAAAGCTGCCCGATGCGAACGGTGCAATCTTTGTTACTGTAAAGCTTGCAGCTACTTCGTCGGTTTGATAATTTTCACGAACTTGGCCTTCGAATGAATAATTGGTAATATCTAAGTACCCGCCTTGGTCTACGTTTTCAATACTAGCTAGTACTTTAAAAGTTTCCCCTTGACCGATATTAAATTCAGTAATTTCTGCCATATTTGTCCTCGAAAAAATACACCTTTCTATAAGTATCACAAACTATTGGTATATAGTAATTTCCAATAAAAAACCCCACCTTTTGAGTGGGGTTTTCTGTTCTGCGTGAGAATCTTAGTAATTAAGGATGCAGTAGTCTGGTTGAATGGTGAGTGAGATACTCATTGGGTCATCCTTTTCCCAAGCCATTTCACCGAATTCTACCTTGGTGATTTGTGCGCCCTTCAAAATCCATTCTTCAACCTTATCACCTACTGGACCAAGAACATTGATAGTGATATCCTTCTTGTAGAATTCTGCGTATCCGTCACGACCTGTGACTGATTCATGGTGAAGTCGAACCCATTCCATTACTGCTTGTGCACCAGATGGAACTACTGGGTCATATAATTCAAGCACCATTTCATCCCATACAGTCTTACCCTTGACATAACGTTGAAGGTTGATGTGGTCTAAACGCTTCTTTTCTTGGGTTAACTTTGGACGGTCTGCCTTCTTGATAAGATAAGCAGGTACGCCTTCGATATACATCACATACCGATTTTGAGTCTTTGGCTCAAATGCGGTGAAAAATAGTTCTTGTTCGTTGACCAAATTTGCCATATGGCTCTCCAAATATAGATTGGTACTTGAAATAAATAGTGGTTATTGAAAAAACTGATTAGATTGTATCGAAGGTTGCACCAGTTGGGAGAATGTTGAAATCCAACTTGATGAATTCTGCGGTACGGGTTGGTTGGAGATAAATTGCACCCACCAAGATGTTGCGGTCAATAATATCTGGAGTATTATTGGTTTCGTCCATAACCACACGGAATGCGGTCAAACCAGAACGTTGTTGGATACCTGCGAGGTATGGATTGACAATGTTCAAGAAACGGTTGCGGGTTGCTTCGGTATTTTGTTCGAATACCAAGTAACGAGCGGAACTTGCGATGAACTTCTTTACGGTGATAAGAAGACGGCGAACGTTTACACGGTCAAGTGCTGAAGCGCGACGTTGGAGTGTCTTTTGTCCCCATACACAGATGCCTTGCCCT